CTATCGGCTGGACATGCAGCGGCAATCTACGCCAGACTTTCCGTACTACTTCGATGCGGTTAAGGCAGCTAGCGTCTGCGAGTTTTTCCCGCTCATCCTTCGGCATTCGATCGGGGAATATGCGGGCAAGCCGCTGACCCTCGAAGATTGGCAAATTTTCGGGCTATGGAACATATTCGGTTGGCGGCGCGATGAGGACCGGACCCGGCGATTTCGCAAAGTCTATTGGTCGATGGCTCGAAAGAATGGCAAGACCACGTTTGTTGCAGGCCTGAGCCACTACCTAGCGATGGCCGACATTGACCCGCGAACGGGCAAACCGGAAGCGATCGGGCAGATACTTTTGACGGCTACCAAGAAGGAACAAGCGAACATTGCTTACGGCGAATGCGAACGCATGGTACAGCAATCTAAGACCATGCAGACGCGAACGGATATTCGAAATGAAACGATCACGTACACGCACAATGGCAGCTATATCCGCAAGGTATCCTCGGATAAACCTTTCGACGGGTTAAATCCTCATTGCGTTGTCATGGATGAGGTTCACGCATGGGGCCAGCACCATCGGAAATTCTATGACACGATGGTTACGGGCAGCGGCTCACGCTCTCAGCCTTTGCATATCATTATCACAACCGCAGGGGATGATAAATCCGATTTGTGGCTACAGGAATACAACTACGCTACAAACGTAGTTTCGGGCGTAAGCAAGGATGAAACCCTATTTGCTTTGATCTACGAGCTAGACAAGAATGACGACTTCGAGGACGAATCGACCTGGATTAAGGCAAATCCAAACCTCGGTATTTCCGTCAAGCGTGAATACCTTCGCGAACAGGTCAACAAGTTTCGCCACACGGCAATCGGGCGGAATTTGCTCGATCGTTTCCACGGCAATCGAATCGTATCCTCAACCGAAAAAGCCTTCGACCTTGAGGACTTTGAGCGATGCGTCAAACATTACTCGGATTGGTCGCAGGCTGACGGCTACGGGGCCGGGGTCGACCTTGGAGCACGTGACGACTTGGCGGCGTACGCTTTGTGTGCTCGATTCCCTATCGACGTTACAGACGACGGCAAGACGATCTACCGCTACGAAATTCGGACCAAGGCTTACATAGCGGCCAACTGCAACCGCGACTTGACGGCGATGCCTTTTTCGCAATTCATCTTCGATGAGGAAATCATCAAGGCGACCTACCCAATCGAGGATCTTACCGAATCGCTTTTGGCAGACCTTGAGGCCAACGACATCGGGACAGCGGCGTATGATCCGTACAACGGGCAGCAACTCGGAGAGAGGCTAACTAAGGCGGGCGTCGTCGCGGCTCGCATGGCACAGAATCAAGCCAACTTTAACGAGGCTATCCGCGACGTCATCGACCTAATGAAAAGCGGGCGGCTAGTATTTGCCGACTCGAAGCTACTACGCTGGTGCGCGAATAACGCTATAATTGCCAAGGATCGGCAAGACAGGTGGATGTTTGACAAAGCGAAATCGAAGGACAAAATTGACCCCATCGTGGCGGCGGTTATGGCCTATCGAATTGCAAGCCTACAGCCTGAGCGATCAACCGGGAAACTTTACGTCATTTAGGAGCGAATGAATGGATATGCTTTCTCGATTGGTTCAATGGGCCGGATTCGGCTGGGAAGTTAACCCAGCCAGAGTCGGCATCAAAGACGCGATGGGCATCCCTCCGGCGTTCTTTGCTCACAACAAGCTTACCGGGGACTTCGCTAGACTACCGATCGACGTAAAAAAGGTTGTCGGCAAAGGGGCCGAAAACGACCTGAAGCACGATGGCTACAGGCTACTGAGGAAACAACCGAACAAGATTCAAAGCCCAACCGTATTTAAGCAGCAGCTATTGAGCCATGCTATTATGCGGGGCAATGGCAGGGCGGCTATCATCCGCAATGGCACTGGCGTCGAGGAGCTGATTCCCATGATGCCCGAGCGAACCTGGACGGTTATCCATGAGGGGCTAAAGTACCATGCCTACAAGCCAGAAGACCAAAGCAAAACCGAGCTATTCGACGCCAGGGACGCCGACGACAACGGCTACATCGTATTTCGAGACTCGGACGTTTTGCACATTAGCGGCTTTTCGTGGAACGGCGTTGACGGTCTAGGTTTGCTCGATTTGGCAAATATTGTATTTAGCACTTCGAGAGAATCGATTAGGTTCAGAAACGGGCAAATTGCGAAGGGTTTTCGGGGCAAACTTTTTTTGGAAGCCCCCCCGCCGATGTTTCGCAACGACGCAGACGCCAAGAAGTATATCGATGCTTTTAACGCGGCTGAGGCTGGCCCCGAAAATGCGGGCAAGGCTGGCCTTTTGCGTGACGGCGTTAAGGCTAATGCGGTATCGATGAGCAACAGCGACGCGCAATTCGTCGAGCTTGAGAAGTTCAACCGCTCGGATGTTGGTATGCTTTTTGGCCTCGAGGGGATGCCTGGAGATGGCGAAACGGATAGCTACAACTCCAGGGAGCAAACGCAAATAGCCTACCTTCAATGCCTGGATCGATGGCTAGTCCAGTTTGAGGAGCAGTGCGACATGAAGCTCTTGACGCCAACGGAAATTCGGCTGAATAAAGCGTACTTCAAGTTTAACACGGGTGCGATTTTGCGAACCGCACTCAAGGAAACCATCGATGCGTTTTCCGTGGCGGTTTCGTCGCGGATCATGAACCCCAACGAATGCCGATCGAAGCTTGACCTGAACCCATACGAGGGCGGTGAAGCGTTTATAAACCCAAACATTCAGCGATCGGGTGACGACCCGGAACCAGAACCCGAAGACACGCCAGAGGACGACCAAGAGCACACGCAAGAGCAAGCCCGGAACGATCGAGCCGTCGAGCAAATGCTACGCGGGCTCATCAAGACGGAAGGCAACAACGCAATCAACGCATCGAAAAAGGCTCAATTTGTCGCTTGGATCGGCAAAAAGTACCCTCAATGGGAAGCGAAATTGGCCGACAGTATCGAAGCGATCGGGCTCGACCGTGACTTAGCAAGGATCCACTGCCAAGAATCAACGCGAATCCTAGCAGGCTTGGCGGCTAAATACGCTGGCGAATCGCTTCAAAAAGCCGTCGAAACTGAGGTTAAAACGTGGGAAAACAGACTATTTAGCTTGAAAGGCTTGCCAGAATGATCGAAGTCAAAGCAGAAACCAACGAAATCCTTTTGAGCGGTATTGTTGGCGATGGGTGGGATGAATTTCCGATCACGCAAAAGGGTGTCGTTGATGCCTTGCGTTCTTTCGGGTCCAGTCCGGTGACGATCCGAATCAATAGTCCAGGCGGCGCGGCCGATGAGGGGATCGGGATCTACAACGCACTTCGATCACACGGCGGGGAGGTTACAACGATCAACGATAGCCTAGCAGCGTCGGCGGCTAGCGTGATTTTCTTGGCTGGCAAGAATCGCCTAATGGCCGATGGATCGCGGATTATGATCCATCGAGCAATGGCCTTTGCGATGGGCAACCAAGACGAACTAAGCAAGGTGATTTCGGCATTGAAAAGCTATGACGCGTCGCTGGTTAATATTTACCGGCAGCACATGAACGGAACGGAGGCGTCATTGATTGAAACGATGATGTCCGATGAGACTTGGTTTGTTGTTGATGAGGCTATCAACTGGGGTCTTGCTACAGGGCGCGTCGAGAATGGCAAGAAGCACAAGAAACCAAAGAACGCTTTCGAGTCGGCAGCGTCTCTCTTGGTGCGGGCTAAAATGGCTCAGTTTGCGAGAACCAAGCAATGATCTACACGGTTCATAACACAAGCAAAGCCGGAAGGCCGGTCGATTACATCCTCGATGGGCATGGCAACAGGATTGAGGGGCTTAATGTCGAGTGCAACACGGAGACCGGCGAGGTCACTCAGTACCGAACCAACGAAAAGGGCGTACCGATTTTGCACTCGTCGGGCAATTTTTGCGTTAGGCAGCGAATGATTTTCCAGAAGCCCCTACGGGTCATTTTTTCCGATCGCTTGACAGAGGGCTGGTAGTAGCCTAGATTTATTGCGTCGGCCAGAAGTGCCAACAACTCTGCAACTTATTAGCGGCAGTGACACACGGTAAAAACGATTCAGTTTCCCGTGGCAGTCATGCCGCTATCTTGGTTTAACGACTGCCACACATCCCACAAAGGGCAGTCCAGTGAAGAGTGCAGCGCAGCTACAAAAAGAGATCGAGGCTCTACAGGCCAAAGTAGGAGCGATTCAAGCGATCGCCAAGGAAGACAATCGGGAGCTTTCTGTCGAAGAGCAAACCGAGATTGATTCCATCGTCGGCGATGACAAGAACCCTGGCCAAATCACCAATTTGGCAACGCAACGCGAACGAGCAATTCGGATTGAATCCGCTGTCTCGAATTCGGTTCGACAGGTCCGAGAGGCTCAAGCCGATTCCGAGACAACCGGCAAGCCGTTCAAGATTCCAGCACAGGCAAAGGCCCACAAGCCCCTCGTCGCGTTCAAGGGCGAAGACGCCGAATTGAATGCCTACCGATCGGGCAAGTACATTCTCGCGACGATCTACAAAGACGCCAAAGCCGAGCAATGGTGCAAGGATCACGGCGTTCAAGCAGTGATGAGCGGCAGCGACGACCTGCGAGGCGGTACGCTTGTACCACCTGAATTCGAGAATGCTGTTATCGCGTTGTTCGAGTCCTACGGCGTGATTCCGCGATACTCCAGGCTCTACCCAATGGCATCGGACACCCTGAGCGTACCGCGTCAACTCTCGGATGTTACGGCGTATGCCGTCGGCGAATCCGACGAAATCACGGCAAGCGATGCGACCTTCAGCCCAGTCAACTTGGTCGCTCGCAAGTTCGGTACGCTGACCCGCGTACCAAGCGAACTGAACGACGATGCGGTTATTTCGATCGCTGAAATGCTCGCAACGTCGATCGCTCGGGCCCAGGCACTCAAGGCCGATACGGCTGGATTCTTGGGCAACGGCGAAGCGACGAATCACGGCGTTCAGGGGCTAGCCAACGTGCTCAACGCTGGATCCGTTGTGACGGCCAGCGTCGGAAACACGATGGCCACTCAGACCATTGCGGTATTCCAAGAGGCAGTCGGAAAGCTCCCTGATTTCCCTGGGATCAATCCGGTTTGGTTTTGCCACAAGGCGATTTGGTCCAACGTCCTTGGGCGTTTGCAATTGGCCTCCGGCGGCAACAACAAAGATGACCTTGGCAATGGTCCGGTTGTTCAGTTCCTCGGCTACCCGGTTGTTTTCGTCAACGTGATGCCAAAGACGATTACCGGGTCCTCCAAGTTTGCCCACTTCGGCGATTTGGGCATGTCGGCAACCCTCGGAATGCGTCGTCGCTTGTCGATTGCTGCAGACGCTTCGCGGTACTTCGAATTGGACCAAATCGCATACCGATCGACCATGCGATGGGATTGGAATTGCCACGAGCGCGGAACGGCTAGCGAAGCCGGGCCGATCTTGACGGTCCAAGCAGCAGCCTAATTCACAACCAACAAAGAAAGCACAGGTGACATTTTGAACGACTTGCAACATTGCAAATTTGTCTCGGCGGTTAAGCCGACGGCGATCACGGATAACGCATCGGTTACCGCCGACGTTATTGATTGTCGAGGTTTCGACTTCGCAACGATAGTGGTCCAACTAGGAGCCACTGACATTGCATTGACGGCTCTTAAGGTCCAAAACTCGGCAACGAGCGGCGGCAGCTATGCTGACATTACCGGGGCCACCTTCGCGGGTGGAACTGGCCTCGGCGGGGCTACGCTAGCTCTGCCAAGTGCGACCGACGACGGCCAAACTTGCGTTTTCCATATCGACCTTCGCGGGCTCGATCCGTTTCTGAAATTGGTTGCAACTTTCGGCGATGGATCAACGGGCGGTTTTTCCGCAGCAGTTGCGATCTTGAGCCGAGCAAAGTTCCCTCCGATCACATCTGCGGCAATGGCAGACGGTGACGTTTGCATCGTGGTCTAATGCGAGTTGAGCTACTTAAAATTTGGCAAGGTTTTCCAGTCGGTCATAGGCTGGAAGACCTTCAAGACGGCGTCGCGTTGATACTGATCGAAAGGGGCATCGCCAGTGCGATTGATACCGGAGTTAGTGACGGGGCCGACAGCGGACCCGATCACACTAAGCGAAGCGAAAAAACAGCTAGAAATCGGCATAAGTGACACTACCCACGATACGCACTTGGCAGGCCTAATCCAGGCGGCTAGGGAGCAGTGGGAGCACGATACCGATTCGGCTACTTGTTTCGCTACGTACCGCATCCGGATTGCACAATGGACCGATGGCGTCGAGTTGCCCAAAAGCCCGATTCACTCGATTACATCGATTCAATACTACGATGGCGCCAACACGCTCCAGACCTATCCGGCGAATCAGTACCAGTTGCACGTTGACGCGGTGAGGCTTGCTTATTTGCAGGTCTTGCCTGGGACGGTAGCGCGGTGGGATGCCTGGACGATAACCTATAAAGTCGGCTATTCCGAAGACGGTTCAAAAGTGCCAGCGATCGCCAAAAATGCAATGCTGATGTTGGTCGCTCACTACTTCGAGAATCGGGATATGCTGATGGCCGAATCAATGCAGACGATGAAGCCTTACGAGGCTCTTGTCTTGCGATACATGCGGAGTAGCTACCCATGAGGCCGAAGAATCAGCGTACCGGGGCCTTACGGCATCGATGCACAATCCAACAGACGACAGAGACTCAAGACGCGAGCGGACAGCCTGTCGTTTCTTGGTCCTCTTACGTTGTCGATGAGCCTTGCCAATTTACTCCGACGGCGGGAATCGAATCGATGAGGGGCCGACAGCTTGAGGCAGGGACAAGGGCGATTTTTCGAGTGCGATACCGATCAGGCTACACGGTTCAAATGCGGGTTGTTTACCAGGGCGAAACCTACGGAATCACGGCGGTAAACATGGTCGACGGCTTGCGAAACTACATGGACATTATTTGCGCGGCGGTGTTGCCATGAGTACCACCATCGAAATAAACGAGGATCTTATCAAGCAGATCGGCCAAATTCCGTTGATGCTTCGCAACGCTCCGTTCGGTCGATGTTTGGGTGCGTTTGCCAAACCTGTTGCGGCGGCTTGCGAGGGTCACGCTCAATCTTCGAGGGCTACAGGATCGCGGCTAAGGTGGTCCAAGAAATTCAAAAACAATGCGGCGTTCCAAAACGATTCGCGACAACATTTCAGCCACAAGGTTTTTAAGGGCGGCATCGGCGTTGTCATTGGAGCGACATACCCCAAGGGCAACAAACAGCAATTCGTGATGCCATACCGCAAGGGCGAAAGCTACACTCGCTATCATTGGGGCAAGCCAGGATCGCCTGTTATTTATACGGGCCGATCCGGTCGGCAATACACTCGAATTAACCGATCGAAAGCGACCGTCGCGACATTCCCCAAAGAGCAACGCGCCCCCATGCGGGCGTATCGCCAGACCTCGGGCGCGGCCGAAGCGGCTTTCGTCGATCAACTGCAGAAAGAAATCAAGGAGCTACGAATTGGCTAAGAATCTCAAGCTAACTGACAAGGTGACATTCTCGACCGGAACGACCTCGACCGGGATTCAATTGCAAGGCACGATGCCCCTTGCGATCGTCACCCCGGTCGGATTGGCCAGCACTACGCTTTCGTTCCAAAGCTCGCTCGATGGGGCTAGCTGGTTTGACCTTTACAACGGGTCTAGCCTTTACTCTCTGACTGTTGCAGCAAGTCGGTACATCGCACTAAACCCCGACGTTTTTGAAAGCGTCCGGTACATCCGAATCATTGCCGGATCGAGCGAAACGGCCAAGGATGTTTACATCGCAAGCGGGGAGCGCTAAGACATGTCGGCGATCGGCGAAGCATTGCGAACCAAGCTGCTAAGCTACCCGGCGGTATCTACGCTCATCGGGCAGCGTATGTATCCCGATGCCTTGGTTCAAAACGCGACGCCTCCAGCCGTGGTTTACTATGTCACTTCGACCGAACGCGAAAGCCATTTGCAGGGCCTTAGTAAGCTAGCTCACGCACGATTTACGATCGAATGCTACGCCTTGACGCGAACGACAGCAAGTGCGATCAGTCGAGCGATTAGGGACACTGGAATCGATGCCTTTCGGGGCGTCGTCAGTTCGCACACTTTCTGCGGGATCGATTTTGATTCCGGTGATGAATACATGCAGGAGCCACCTACGGATGGCAACCAAGAGCACAGGTACATAGTTTCGTTTGATATGCTTGTTCACTACAAGGAGCCTTAAAAATGGCAGCACTTACTGTTGCGGACACCGGACTCGGAGCGACGATTTCGGGAACCAGTCTTATCACTACTCAGGTTGTTTCGATCGGAGAAATGACCATTTCGGTCGACTCGCTCGATATTAGCAGCCTCGACACAACAGGGTTTGAGGCCCTTCGACCTTCGGACCTTCGCAAGAACCCCGAAGTCGATGTTGTGTTCAATTGGCTTGGAGCGGCGATTCCCTTCGCGGCTACCATGATCCCAACTTCGGAGCCTTACGCGGGAACTTCTGTGACGATCACTTTTCCAGGGGCGGGCAGCCTTCAAGGGACGGCGTTTGTCAAGGAAGTTAAGACGCCAAAGCTTGGCAAAGGCGAAGTTATGAAGGGTAGCTACAAGCTCCAGTTCGACGGCGCGACCGACGTTACTTTTACCCCAGCGTAAGGATTGATCGAAGATGGTTTTTGAACTCAATCGCCAGCGTGGAATATCGTTGGCTACCGGGATCGAGCGGGATTTGAATCAATGCCAAATCCGCGTCGGCGGTAAGCTTGTTGGCTACTTGCCACTTGGCGAAAATCCTCAAATTCAAGCGATATTTGAATTCCCGCATGACGCCTTGACGGTCGAAGAAATTACATCCCTCGAAAGGCAACTCGAAACGATTCAAGGCTACCCTGCCAAAGTGCAGCGACCCGAACAGGTTTCGCGTTCTTTCGTCGAGGCAGCGATCAAGGCGGTTGCGCAAGCAAAGGACGAAGAGGACGATGAGTAACCAAGACGACTTTTTGAGCCTTACCCGGCGTGATTTGGCCGTCGAGCCTGTCACGGTCAAGGGCAAGCAATACTACATCCACGAGCTATCCGAATTGGATGCAGCGAACATGGAAGTCGAATTGCAGACCAAAAAAGGCTATGACTGGACAGCGCATCGGCGGGTTATGGTTGCCTACTGCCTTCGGGACGAATCTGGGCAGCGGGTTGTAATGGACCCAAACGTACTGCGAGACCTTCCCAGGTCTGTTGTTGGGCCTCTTTACGATCAGTGCCTAGAGATCAACAAGTACGACCAGGGCGAAATCGAGGCCCTTGCAAAAAAATCAGAAAGAGCCGACGCCTAAAAGTGGCGTACCGGCTCTGCCTTAAATGGGGGATACAGGATCCGGCGGCGTGGATGCAAAGTCTACCCGCTGGGGCCTTAAATCAGTGGCTAGCGTGGGACATGGTAGAACCGATGGGGGAACGCTGGATGCAGACCGCGAAGCTCTTGGAAGCCCTCTATTTGCCCCTCTACGCACGCGCCGACGAAGAACCGCCAGACGCATCGGATTTTATGCCGGATCGATTCTACAGGCCAAAGGTTAGCGCAGCGTCGATTCTCAAGCAGTCGGCGGCATCCTGTAAGGCGATGGCGAACCAGGTTAAATCGATGTTCGGATTCGGGGGTAAGTAGCTATGGCGCAAACGATTAACGTAGCGAATATCCGAATCGGGATGAACGCCGACGGCGGCGAGTTTATGCGAGGCGAACTTCGCAGCATTACGTCGATTCTCAAGCAATCCGAAACGCCTCTCGATAAGTTCCACGAGCAAATGAAGCTCATGGACCGGGCTTTTAAAGAGGGGGCAATCAGCGCCGAGCAATTCGCTCAAAGCGAAGAGTTTCTAGCTAAAAAATTCGGCGTTCTTACTTACAAAATGGAAGAGCAGCTACAGGCCGAAAAGAAGCTAGCGGACCAAGCAATCAGGACGGCAGAAGCAAACAGGGTCTTGGCTGAAAACGCGGCTCGGCTTGCGACGATCACAAACGCATCTCTAAGCCCAGTTCAGCGAATGGCGAAAGATGTCAAGTTCCTAGACGATCAATTCAAAGCGGGAAATATCGACGCAGCAAGCTACAATGCAGCTATCGACACGCTAGCCAAAAAACATGGCGTAGCGGCGGCGTATGCCGAACGAGCGGCAGCGGCAGAGGCAAGGCTAGCCAAGGCCAAAGCCGAAAGCATTGCAGCAATGCAACGCGGCCAAATGGCATCCGAGATTCCAGATCCGTTTCGCGGGTGGGGCAATGTCGACACAAAGACCCAGGGCGTTAATGAGCTTGCTGAGGCTCTTGGCAGGGTCGGCGCGGCCGGTCTTGCTATCGGGGCCGTCAAGGCTATCGCGGACCTTGGGCAAGCTGGCTTGAAGGTTGCGATGGCAAGGGAGCAAGTTCAGGCCCAATTGGAAGTGCTGACCGGATCCGAAAAGGCGGCTCGAAAGCTCATCGATTCGACGATTGAACTAGATGCAAAATCGGCTCTATCGGCTACTCAGTTCCAAGACTCGTCGAAGGTGCTTTTGGGGTACGGGCTTAGCGTCTCGGAGATAATCCCATCGCTTGGCAAGCTTTCCGAAATCTCGATGGGCAACAATGAGAAAATGCAATCGCTGACGCTTGTATTCGGGCAAGTGCGGGCCAACGGTCGGCTTATGGGGCAAGAAGTCTTGCAGATGGTCAATGCGGGGTTCAATCCCTTGCAGGAAATCAGCCGCACCACGGGCGAATCAATGGTATCTCTCCGGGCTCGAATGGAAGCCGGAAAGGTATCCTTCGAGGAAGTCGCTAAGGCGATGGACACCGCGACAAGTGCGGGCGGTCGATTTGCGGGCATGAACGACAAAATGGCCGACACCACGGCGGTAAAGCTTGCTAAGCTCGATACCCACTATCAAAACTTTCTTGCGTCAATCGGACGCGAAGTCGCTCCAGGTGTGAACAACGCATTGGACCTAGTAAATAAAACGATCGAGGGCACGCCGAAACGCGGGGAGGCTATGGCCGGTTGGTGGATGACCCTAGCGGGCAACGCCAACCAGTACTATCGGCAGATCGAAGCCGTCAACAAAGCCAAAAAGGACGCTGAGGAGCTAGACAAAAAAGCAGTTGCAGCCGAAGAGGCCAAAGCCAAGCTAGCAAAGCAACGGGCCGACGAAGAGCAGCGAGCGGTAAAGGCTCAGCAAGACCGGATCGACGCAGACAATAAGCGAATCGACTCGGAGCGGTCGGCGTTCCAAAATATGATTAAGCAAGCGACCGAAGATCGACGCAAAGCGGCGTTTGGATCCGATACCGAAGGCTACAAGAAATCGAAGCTTATGGATGACACTTTCGGGATGACCGAAGGCGAAAAGATGCAAGCCAAAGCGGCTATGATGGACATGGACGAAACGCGGCGGCTCAATGAATTGAATGCGGCTCACGCAAGCATTGAGGCGGCAAACAAAGAGCTAGCGATTCAAAAGCAAGTCGCGGCGATGAAGGACAAGAACTTTTTGGCCTCGGATTCCCTGCGGAAAGAATACGCTGAACTAGATGAAATGTTCCGGCGGCAATTGCGCGAAGCGGGCGATAACGAGAAGCAAAAAGAGGCCATTCGCAGGCGGGCAGCACTGGCAGAGCAATCGATTTTTGCACGCTCGGACTTTGCAACGATGCAGCAAAACAAAGACGCATCAAAGCGTTTCGACCCGGCGGCAGACATTGCCAAAAACATTGCCCCTGCCTTGAAGGCCGGATCGAAAGAGGCCTTTGCGTTTCTGCTTAATCAGCGAACCGACGCAGCGGAAAAAGCAGAACGAAAGAAATGGCAGGATTCGCTATTGCTCGAAGCGCAAAAGGCTAACCGATTAGCAGAGACTCAACAGCAAGTAGCGAGGGCTAGATAATGTCGAATGAACTAGTCGGCGCAGAACTTCGCAAAGGATCCGGCTTTGCTCGCAAGGGCCAAGGCTTTCAATTGATCCTCGGCGAAACATGGAACTACCGGGTAAGGACCGATCAGGTTACATCCAACCGCCAGAGCATCCTTTACGATACGCCCGGACTCCCTCGGGCAGGATTGCTCTACGGGCCACTAGGCTTGATTTGCGACCAAGTGGACTGCGAACGCGAAGAAAAGCACGCCCTGTATTGGAATGTTACGGCTCGATTCCAGACGGGGACCGAAGAACAAAAGCAAAACTCGGAAGCCAATCCAGACCCAGCAACATGGATACCGATATTCAAAATCGATTCCTTTGTGACCAAGGAAAAGGTTCTTGCTAAGGATCGATCGACTCCGGCTAAATACCCGGTCAATTCAGCCGGAACGCCATTCGATCAACCGCTAACGGATACATCGAGCTTTTGCCAATTCTCTTTCGTGCAGTTCGACGACCCAGGGCTCAAACTCAAAGATTTTCTCGACCGAAATGACATTGTAAATACAACGGGGTTCACGGCTTTGGGTCAGACGTTTGCAGCTAGAACCCTACTCCTGGAAGTTCAAGAGGCTGAATTGGGATCCTATGCGGGCTATGCAGCGTGGCGAGCAAAGTACAAGGTGACTTACGACCCGGACACGCACGACGAAAAGAGGGCCGACATTGGACCGTTTTATAAGTCGGGCGGGCAGACGCTTCGATACATGGACTCGACCAACACTTTCCCGATGGTAGGTCCGTTGAACGGATCAGGGGCAAAAGCAACCGACCCAGCCGAGTTGTCTTTTCGGTGTAAAAAGGAAGTCGAATTCTCCACTATAATCAGGACTTCCTAGAATGGCCGATACAACGCTCTACGCTTTTAACAATGCCGACAGCCAAGCCTTGCTCGGCATGATCGGAGCGACGAAGCCAAGCGGCTCTATCGAGTCGGATTTGGTATCGAATGCCGATATCCTTGTGGCGGTTGCTACGTCGACGATCACGGCTAGGGCAGGAACTACGCTCGGCGTAGGGACGGCATCGGCTAAGCAGATTTCAGATGCTAGGGTTTTGTCGAATTTATTCGGGTCGGACATCGAGGTTTTGAATGCTGGTTCAGCGATCGCCAGCGGGGCTAGTCTAATTTGCTTTCGAGTTGGCAATCGTTGGATTGGCGTGGAGATTTGCTAAATGGGAACTATGGGCCGATGTTGCTGTCCTTGCGAATGCTTGCCAGCCGGCGAACTACCTAGCGTTTCGATCACTGGCATGACAGGCGGCGATTGGGTCGATACGCCATGTTGCTCTACCAAAATTTTCACGTTCAACACTACGCCGGCCACCAGCACAACCTGCCTAGCGTCTCACCATGTAGCGTCATACTCGACTACACTTGAGGCCGACATCTACGCGACAACAAACGCCAAGCCCCCTTTGTTTAGCACAGAGCAAACATTCCCGCTGCCTTTGGAGTATTGCTGCGAATCGGGCGGCACTTTTGCAGGGACGCTTTCGGCATCATGCTCGGGATCCGAGGAGCAAAAGCTAAAGGTGACTTACCGGCCAAAGCATATCGAAGTAAGAGCAAGCAGGCAGGCGGTTACTTGCGACGGCGTGACGACTTGCAAGCTCGTCTTGTCGACCGATTACGTTTATGACTACGGATACCAAGAAATGGTTATATCAGGCAACGCTCGATCTTGGGAGGTTGTTGCAGGAACTGAAAACGAATGCTTCGTTCAGGGCGATCCGGTTTTTGGTTGCGAAGATAACGACGAAACCCTGCCGGGTGAATTCGACTGCGATACACCTGTAGCGATGACGCTAACATTTCGATTCACGCGAGTTAAGACCTATGACGCATGGCCGACAGGGCCAGAGGTATTCAATAACGACGCGATACCCGACGAGGGGTGCGCGATTGAGATTTGCAATCGAGAAGAATACCAAACGCAAGTTTGCATTTCGGCTACCGGGTCCACCTGTCCGTATAACTGCATACCGGCTAGCGTAGTCGAGCAAACATGGAGGGGTGTTAATGGATGCGACGGATTGCAAGAGCAGTATATTTTTTCAGGGTGCGACACTCCGTTTCCGACGGTAGATTTTATTGGTGACAACGAACCCGACGATCGACTATGCCCAGAGATAAGCCGAATGGTTCTCGATTTTGTAGAGGGCTCTTGCGATAGCTCGATAACCCGATACGCAAGATGCGGATTGGG